GACCCGGACCCGTACCCGGACCCGGACCCGTACCCGGCCCCGTACCCGGACCCGGACCCGTCCCCGTCCCCGTACCCGGACCCGGACCCGTACCCGGACCCGGACCCGTACCCGGACCCGTACCCGGACCCGTCTGGGCGGCTTAGCGCCGCCCAGACGTCGGCGTCGGCTAGCTCTTGCTCCACGGAGCCGCCTCCCATCTCTCCCAGGCCTGGGGCGACACGACGGCGCAGGCGTTGACGCTCTCCAGCTCCAGCACGGGGGCTGCTGGGCCGATGCGGCAGCCGGAGTCAGGCCCCTTGCTGGCCAGCCCCAGGACGCCGCCCATCGTGGGCGACCAATAGACCGCCATCCGGGCGCCCTTGAGCGTGGCTCTCCCCTTGTCGCGGTCGCGCTCCACGAGGACCCCGGCGAAAACTCCGCGGTGGCTGCCGGTGGTGACCATCACGACCTGTCCGATCAGCGGATCGACCTCTTGCTTTGGCTTCATGCGGACCTCCTTGTTTGGGCTGAGTTCTGGGCCTCCCACTCGTCGAGCAGGCTGCGCGCCGTCTCCTCGGTCGGGAGCCAGAGGCGCTGAGCGTCCGGGCCCGGGGTGCCCCAGTAGGGCGCCGGGCTGTAGACGTGCAGACCCCGGAGGTGCAGCACCGTCTGGGCCGAGTCGATGACGCGGACGATCTGGGCGACTCCCCGCCACTCGTCGTGGCCGAGGGTGTCGCGGTCGGGCGCCGTGATGCCCGCCTCGCGGCAGACGGCCAGCAGGCTGCGGTGGGCCTGGGGGTCGCCGACGTGGGCGCTGTGGATGAGCACGAGCCGGTCAGGGGCACAGAGGGTCCGCTGGGCCTGGGTGAGCATCAGGCGGACGGTCCCGGTGACGCCCCGGGCGACCGTCCAGCACAGGGGCCGGCCCAGGGTCAGGGCGAGGGGGTAGGGCCTCACGACAGCCTCCCCTGCAGGTAGCCCTCGACAGCGGCCTCGGCCAGCTCGACGGCGGCGTCCTCCAGCTCGTCCAGGTGCTCGGCGAGGATGCCCACCGCCTCGTGACCAGAGACGGCGGTCCAGCCGGAGCTGGGGTGGTAGACCTCGAGCGTGGCGCTGAGGCCGTTCCGCTCGAGCCGGTACGTCCGGCCCCGGGCTGCGATCAATCGGTGGCTCATGACGCGAGCCTCTCGAGCTCGGCTGCGAGGTCGGCGTCGGGGTTGCCACAGCCGCACTCACAGGCCCCGGCGTGCTCGCGGAGGCGCTCGGCGGCGCGGCGCATGGCCTGGCGGGCCTCAAGGTGGGCCAGGGACACGCGGACGTCGGCCAGGCGCTCTGCGGCGCTCTGGAGGTCCACGGTCAGGGAGGAGGTGCAGTAGCAGAGGCGCCACTCCACCCAGACGCCCCGCATCTCGATGTACTCGATGCCGTCGGCGGCCAGGCCGGGGCTCTGCATCGGCCTGAGGCCAGCCCAGGAGGCCGGAGTGTGGCGGCGGTCGCAGCGGTTGCAGACCTGGGGGAAGTCGGACGGCTTGGGCCGGAGCCCTTCGGGGCGGCTCATGACGCCACCCCCTTCAGCGCCACGGCTTCATGGCTCACGCGGGTCTCCATGACGATGCCGACCCAGCCGGAACCGAGGAGGCACAGCGCGGCACCGTTGATGTTGGCCACCGCCAGGGTCACGCGCTCGGCGTCGACACCGGCCAGGAGGTTGCGGACGAGCTTGGGGTCGAACTTGGCGAGGCCCACGCTCAGTGTCTTGCGCGGCTTGTCGAACTCGACGCCTTCCCCTTCGCACTCCCGGCACTTGGTGCCGCCGTCGAAGCACTTCCTGCAGGTGTTGCCGCAGGCGCACTCGCCGGTTCCGTCGCACGCCGGGCAGTCAATCGAGCCCTTGCCATCGCAGTCTTTGCAGGTCGTCTCGATGGGGCAGAGGTCCGCGACCTGAGCCAGCATGTCGGCGGCGAGGATGGTGCCAGTGGGCGCTGTTGCCCTTGCCGACGCGATGAGGTTGGCCGCGGAGGTGCGAATGCTGTCGGCCTCGGGGGCCTGGCTGCCCTCGGCGCCGACGATGTAGAGCAGATGGTGGCCGTTCGTACCCAGGGCTCCGAGGACACCGCCGATCGCGATCGCGATCGGCTTCTGGAGCACCCAGCGAAACCCGTCCTCGTTCTCGCAGCACAGCGCCAGTCGAGCGGTGGCATCCATTACGCCACCCCCAGCATGCGGTCCGCGTCCAGGTCGTGCGCGCTCTCCAGCTCGTGCTGCTCCCAAAGGGAGTCGAGCCAGGTGTGCAGCTCCGACAGGGCTTCGGCCTCTTCAGCGGCCTTGGCGGCCTCGAAGGGCACCTCACACGAGGGATGGGTCTCACCGGGCTGGTGAGCACCCATGTGCTCTCTACAGAAGGCGCAGCGTCTTCTCAGCGGCGTAGTTGGCATGGCCTGTCTCCTCTCGGGCGTCCGTCGCCCTTGATGAGAGGAAGATAACCAAACCGGTTATGCGTGTCAACTGCGGTTAATCGGTTACGAGGTTAACCAGCAAAAACGCCCACTTGCGCGATGCAAGGGGCGTCTTGTGCGACCTCAGGTGGTGCGGCCGGAGTGCTCCTGCTTGGCCAGGTAGGAGCGCCAGAACTCTAAAATTCCACGCCAGAAGTCGTCCCCGAAGGTGACCCACTCCTCGGCTCGGAACCTCGACTGCCTCAGGTACCACTCCTCGCGGGGCGTGATGCCCAGGGCCTCGCGGTAGTCCTTGATGAACCGCTCCAGGCCGCTGTCCTCCGTGTGGCTCGTATCGGGGTCTAGCTGGGCTGTGGTGACCCCCAGGGCGGCTGCGATGGCTGTCAGCGTTTCCGGCTTCACGCCCCGCTTGCCAGCCAACACCATCGACATGGCGGGCGCCGAGATGCCCACACGCTCCGCGAGCTGCTTGACGTTGAGGCCCTTGGTCTCAGCCAGGTCCTTGATGACTGCGCCCATCGAGATGCGCCGGGCTGCCGCGACTGCGAGTGCCTTTTTGTCTGCCATCCCTGCTGTGTAACCCCTTGCAATTGCTGGCATGTCGGCCCCTTGTGGTTACGGAACTGGACTGAACTAACTAGTTCGGTTATCTCTGTTACGAGGAGGCAGACGTGACAGAGCGAAGGAAACTGAGGGAAGGGCTGGAGAAGGCGGGCTACTCGGTGAAGACCGCCGCCGAGGCGCTGGACATCTCGCCGGTTACGCTGAGCTACATCCTGGGCGGTACAAGAACCCCGGGGCCCGAGCTCGCGGTGAAGCTGGCGGCGCTGTCGGGCGGGGCCGTCGAGGCCGCAGACCTCGTGAGCCCCCGGCGCCGCATGCAACTGGCACTCCTGACCAAGCGGGGTGCCGCATGACCTGGCTCGACAAGCTGCCCGAGAAAATGCGCGGTCGCATCGCTCCGCCGGACGAGAAGGGCTGCACCATCTGGCTTGGTGCCCGTCAGAGCGGCGGCTACGGCGAGGTGTGGCTGGGCGGGCGTGACTGCATGGTCCACCGCGTTGTGGTGGAGGCCGTGCGCGGCCCAATCCCCGAGGGCCTGGTCGTAGACCATCTTTGCAGGAACCCATCCTGCTGCAACCCCGACCATCTTGAGGCCGTCAGCCAGAAGGAGAACGTTCGGCGCGGCCTTTTGGGCGTGCTGCATGTCGTCAAGACCGTCTGCAAGCGCGGGCATGACAAGTCGGATGCCTACTTCAGCATCACCAAGGCCGGTCACAAGAGGCGGACGTGCAGGGTCTGTAACCGAGAACAGGGCCGCGAGGCACGGCGCCGCTCTCGCGCCCGCCGCGCCTCCAAGGCGGTGGCGCCATGAGCACCGTTCAGCGCGACTGTGCCGTTGAGGTGCTCAAAGGCAAGCAGGTTGACCAGGCCGGGGTCGAGAAGTTGGCCAAGGTCGTTCCTCTGCTCCTGAAGTTGCTGAAGCACATCGGCTCTCCGTTCTTGAAGGCGAGCGTGAAGATGGGCGACGGCATTTGCTTTGTCGTCGACATCCGCATCGAGCAGGAGGACGCATGAGCACCCCCTCCTGCTCCGTCTGCTCCGAGCCCGCTGTCGGCCCCGGCACCACCCGGGGCGATGGCGTGGCGTTCTGCAGGCCCTGCTGCACCGCCTTCTATCGCTCCCCCGAGGGCAGGCAGGCCCGCCAGAGCCTCGTCTACCTGGCCCGCGTGTGGGCTGCCCGTGCCCGAGGCCCCCGGCTCCAGGTCGTGGAGGTGCAGCCATGAAGCCCTCCGCATCGAGACAGGGCGGCACCGTCGCCACGCCGCAGGACCCCCTCTCGCTCGCCATCGAGGCGGCGAACCTGTGGAAGGCCGCGAGCAACGACGCCTTCGCCGCCATCCTGACCGAGCTCGCCAAGGCCCGGACGGAGCTGGCCGAGGCTCGCCGCGAGCTGGAGCGCGTGGCCGGGGAGCGTGATGCAGCCCGCGAGGCCCTGGCGGAGCTGAGAGAGGGGGTGGAGAGATGAGCGCCCCTACAGTCATCGTCGGTGAGTGTCTGGCCGAGCTTCGCCGCCTGCCCTTCGAGTCGGTGCAGTGCTGTGTCACCAGCCCGCCCTATTGGCAGCTCCGCGACTACAAGCACGCCGACCAGCTTGGACTGGAGCCGACGCCGGCCCAGTACGTCGAGCGCCTGGTTGCCATCCTGGAGGAGGTCCGCCGGGTGCTCCGCCCGGACGGCACCCTCTGGCTTAACCTGGGCGACACCTACTCGTCTAGCGGTCACGGCGGCCCAGGAAACAAGGCCGACCGCCGCGACGCGTGGCGCGAGGGTTCGGCGCTCAAGCGCGACCGGACCACGCCTCCGGGCTTCCGACCCAAGCAGCTCGTCGGCGTCCCCTGGCGCGTCGCCCTGGCGCTCTCCGACGCGGGCTGGCTGCTGCGTCAGGACATCATCTGGGCCAAGCCCAACCCCATGCCCGAGTCCGTGACGGACCGGTGCGTGCGGAGTCATGAGCACCTGTTTTTGCTCACCAAGGGCCCGCACTACTTCTTCGATCACAAGGCCATTCGTGAGAAGGCGGTGCACGGTTACGGGTCGGGCACGGCAGGCTACAAGCCGCCGGGGCAACCTGCACACAAGGGACTCCGCAAGCCCAAGCACGACAACGGACACCTCTGCTCTGGCCTAGCCGCTGCAGATCGAGCGGGCGCCGAGGAACGCAACTCTCGCGACGTCTGGACCATTGCGCCGGCACAGAGCGACGTCGACCACTACGCGGTGATGCCCGAGGCGCTGGCGGCTCGGTGCATCGCAGCGGGCAGCAAGCCGGGTGACACGGTCTTGGACCCCTTCCTTGGCTCGGGCACGGTGGCCGTCGTGGCCCATCGGATGGACCGCAAGACCATCGGCATCGAGCTCAACCCTGAGTACGCGGCGCTTGCCCGCATCCGCCTGGACGTCGAGACGAGACAGGCCAGACTTTTCGGAGGTGAGCCATGAGCGCCCCCTATCCGTGGCTGCGCCTCTACACCTCCACGCTCGATGACAGCCGCGTGCTGGCCGTCGCCACCGAGGTTGGCATTGACGAGGTCGAGGTGCTGGGTCGGCTGTGCGCGCTGATGGTGTGGTGCTCCCAGCACGCCCAGGACGGGGTCATCCGAGCCGCCGGGCGGGCTACCCCTGCCCTCATCACCGAGCGGGCCTCCAGGTGGCATGGGCCGGCGGGCACGCTCGGCGCCGCCTTCCTGTCGTCGGGCTTGCTCGTCGAGGTCGAGGGCGGCTGGAGGCTGGCCGACTGGGAGGAGCAGCAGGGCGCCCACATCGCCAAGCTCGAGCGCGACCGGGCAAAGAGGCTGCCGCACGGAACCCTTACGGGTTCCTCACAAAACCCTCACGAAACCCGTAAGGGTTCCGCACGGGTTCCGCACGGAACCCTTACGCAAGAGGGAGAGGGAGATAGAGAAAAAGAAGAAGCTGCCGTGCGGGCGCGCGCGACCATCGGCAACCCGAATCCACCCGACCGGTCACTGACCGACGACGAGCGAGCCGTCGTAACGGCCTGGAATGCCGCTGCTGAAGCGAACGGCAGGCCGGGTGCTACCACCCTACCGCCTGCCATCCGTCCGCACGCCAGACGCCAAATAAAGACGCACGGGCTCGCCGACCTCAAACGGGCCTTCGAGCTGGTCTGCTCGTACCAGCGACTCTGGGAGCCCGGGTCCGGCAAGTGGGTCGCCTCGCTTGAGTGGGTGCTCCGCAGACCCGAATCCTCTCAGGGCCCGGATGTGGTCGAGCGCGCGAAGGCCGGCACCTACGGTCCCTGGGTGCCGGTCAAGCAGGCCCAGCCCGAGCCCGTCCGCGACCTGCCCGCCTGTATCGGCTGCGGCAAGCCCGCGGAGCGGTGGGTGTGGGAGTCGAGCAACCCGGCCTGCTCGGCCTGCGAGGCCCAGGCGGTGGTCAGCCCCGAGGGCGCCCGTGCCTGGGTCGAGGCTCGGCGACGGGGGGCGGCATGAGCTACCCCACCCCGAAAGAGGTCCGCGAGGCCCTGCGCGCCACGGCCCCCGGCACGGTGCTGTGGGAGGGGCGGCTGGAGCAGACGGACGACGAGCTCGCTGGCGACTTCGTCCCGCCCCTCCGCGCTGTCGTCGTGGGGCCGCAAGGTCGGCTGGTCGTGCGCGTGCTGTGGGGAGACGAGGACGACGGCGGCGAGTGGCACAGCTACCCGCTGCGGTTCAACCGAGGTGTGAGCCAGTTCGCCCTCTCCCGGCATGGGCTCTGCGCCCCGCCCGTGGGGTGGGAGGAGGTGGTGCTGTGAGGCTCGTCATCACCGCCAGTTGCCGCTGCGACTCCTCGCTCGGCCTCAACGGTCGGTTGCACTGGGCAGTCCGCCGCCGCAAGACGCAAGCCATCCGCCGCGTCATCCGCTGGGCCTGGCTCGGTCAGCCCGTGCGGCCCTCGGTCCCCTGCGTGGTGACGCTGGTCCGGGTGGGGCCTCGCGCCATGGACGACGACAACAACGCCGGTGCCCTCAAGAGCGTGCGCGACGAGGTGGCCGCCATGCTCGGAGTCGACGACGGAGACGAGCGCGTGAGCTGGCGCTACTCGCAGGAGGTGGGCGAGTGGGCGGTGCGCGTGGAGGTGCAGTCGTGAGCGAGTCGTCCATTGAGTTTCAAGGTCCCGGCTTGACGCTCGACGAGTGGCGCCGATTGGCGTGCATCATCGACTTTATGGCGTTGACGGACGTTCGATGGCGCAGCGCTCGCTTTAAGGGGAATTGGGCGTTCTTGTACTCGGAGCTTCCGGTGCCCCACGAGACCGTGATCGCGTGCACCAACATTGGGATCAAGAGCGTCGATGCGCGCAAGCTGCTGGCTGCGCTGGAGGCCGCACATGATCGACCTTGACCGAATTCGTAGCGTCTCGGGCGTCCACAGTGTCGAGGAGGTCGACGGCGTGGTACGCGTCGAGGTGCTGACCACGCGCTGGCTTGACCTGGCCGGGCTGCTGCTGGCGTTCGGGCAGCCCGTGACCGTGCGGCGGGTGGACGGGCTGCGGGTTGAGTTCTCGGCTCCTGCTGAACCTGCGATCAGGTAGCTACTTGCACTGCCGCGTGAACGTGCCCGCCTGGGTCGCCGCGCATGCCGTTCCCGAGCCCTTGCACTCCATCAGCGGCTCCGACTCGCCGCAGCTCACGTCCAACTCTACATACTGCGTGTCTCCCGCTGACGTGACGCAGGCCGTGCCCGTCCATGTGCAGCCAGTGGCCAAGGCGGGAATGGGCCCCTGGGTGATGACCCCGTTGCAGTCGATGTCCCAGTGCAGGCCACCGGTGACGTTGGGCGAGGGCGTGTCGCTGAGTGGCGCCCCTGGGTGCACGTGGGCGTCCTTGTCGTCGCAGTCCGTGTGGTCGGCGACGTAGCCAGCCGGAGCGGCGCAGGCCGTGACCGACTGCACGCTGTCGCCGTAGCCGTCCCGGTCCGCATCCGGCCACCACGTCTTGACCTGGCACCCCGTCGAGCCAGAGGAGGCCGTGGCAATCGCCCCGTGACCTCCGATGGTGCCGCCCGTCGAGCCGCTGCCGGTCGTGCCGGCCCCGTGGGTGCCAGTGGAGCTCGATGTCGTGCCCGTGGTACCAGAGCCCGAGGTGGAGGAGCTGGTGTCGCCAGTGGTGCCGCTGCAGCCAGCGAGGAGGACGAGGAGTGGGATGAGGTAGCGCATGGGCCGAACCTACTTCAGCCAGGTGTCAAAGCGATCGCGGACAGGCGCAAACGATGGAGCGCCCTCGACGCTCATCGGCACATGGAGGCGCTCGGCGGAGAAGTGCCAAGCATCCGCACATCCCTCGCAGAGCACAATTCCGGCGCCAGGGCACTGCACGGGCACACGCGAGGCCGGGCGCTCTTGGCACTTCAAGCAGGCAGACATGGGCCGACCTTAGCACCCTGGGTTGACACCGTCCCGCACCTGTGTTTGCGCCTCGCTAGTGATGCTGGTATCACTAAGGCGCTATGCCGAAAGCGGACACTCAGTTCAAAAAGGGCCAGTCGGGCAACCCGACCGGGCGCTCGAAGGACGTGGAGTTGTGGCGCGAGGAGTGCCGCAAGCATCACGCCAAGGCCCTGCGCGTCCACCTCCGCAACATCCGCAGTGCGCTGAAGGTGAAGCTGGAGGACGTTTCGCCCGAGGCCAACAGCCTGCGCTCGGTGGGCGGCAAGTCCGCGCAGTTCCTGCTGGAGCAGGCATTCGGCAAGGCCCGGCAGCAGCTCGACGTGGCTGGGGCCGATGGCGGCCCGCTCGTCCCTGTGACTGCCCAGGACATCGCCGCAGCCCTCAAGACGGCCATTGAAGCCAAGGAGGACCCTGGCCATGACTGACCCGATCATCTCCGACATCAGCGGAGGCCGCGACTGGTGGCGCCAGCTTCCCGAGCCCGAGGCCCGCGAGTTGGCCCGGTACGCCTTCATCTACCGCGCCACGCGACGCCTCGCGCTCTGCTCGTACACGGAACTGCGCGACATGGTCATCAGCGCCGCCGAGACGGAGGCCCGTGCCGAGGGCAAGAGCCTCGACGCCGCCCAGGTGCGCCACTACGGCAAGCAGAGCCCCGAGACGCTCCAGAGCATCGCCAAGGAGCAGATCGAGCGCTTCGCCCTGCTCGCCGACGCCAACGCCAAGGACCTGCGAGCCGTCCAGCAGGGCCTCTCCGACATGCTCGAGGGACTGCCCCCGTCGGAGCGCATGGAGCTGATGCGCGCTGCCCGGTCGGTGCTGGTCTGATGGACCTCGAGGCTCAGATCAAGGCCCTCGGGCCCCGTGAAGTCCTCCGCCGCTTGGAGGCCATGGGACACCCGCGCCTGTCCGAGATCCGCGACTACGTCGAGAGCATGTGGGAATGGTGGGCACGCTCCGACCAGCTCGCACCTCAGGGCCACTGGACGCGATGGCTCATCCTCGCTGGCCGTGGCTGGGGCAAGACCCGTACCGGCGTCGAGTGGGTCAAGGCCAAGGCGCTGAGCAACCCGGGCTGCCGCATCGCCCTCGTGGGCCGCACCGCTGCCGACGTCTACGGCGTCATGCTCGATGGCGACTCTGGGCTGCTGCGTCGAGCCGCCCCTGGGCAGCGCCCGGAGCACAACCCCAGCAAGCGCCGTGTGACCTGGCCCAACGGCAGCGTCGCCGAGACGTTCAGCGCCGAGGAGCCCAACCAGCTTCGTGGCCCCCAGTTTCACTTCGCCTGGTGTGACGAGCTCGCCGCCTGGTTTGACCACGACGCATGGGACCAGCTTCAGTTTGGTCTGCGTCTCGGCACCCATCCACAGGTCGTCATCACGACCACGCCTCGCCCGGTCGCGGTCATCCGCGAGCTGATGGCGACGTCCGGAACCCTGGTCACGCGAGGCCGCACCTACGACAACCGCGCCAACCTCGCCCCTGGGTTCTTTGACGCGGTGCTCCGCAAGTACGAGGGCACCAAGCTGGGCCGCCAGGAGCTCGAAGGCGAGGTGCTTGAGGACGTCGAGGGCGCCCTCTGGACCCGCGCCTTGCTCGACCGCGCCCGTTCCGACAAGACGCCGCCCGGCTTCGTTCGCGTCGTCGTCGGCGTCGACCCCGCCACGACCTCCGGCGAGGGCTCGGACCTGACGGGCATCATCGTGGCTGGCCTCGATGCCACCGGACGCGCCTGGGTGCTGGCCGACCACAGCCTGCGCGGCACGCCCGAGCAGTGGGCCCAGGCCGTGGTCAGCGCCTACCACCACCACCGCGCCAACCTCGTCGTCGCCGAGACCAACCAGGGCGGTGAGATGGTGGCGGCGCTCCTCCGCAACATCGACGCCACCGTGCCAATCCGACGCAGGCACGCCAAGGTGGGCAAGCGCCTGCGCGCGGAGCCCGTGGCGATGCTCTACGAGCAGAACCGGGTGAGTCACGTCCCGGGGCTTCGCAGCCTTGAGGACCAGCTTGCGACGTGGTCGCCCATGTCCGGGGACGAGAGCCCCGACCGCATGGATGCCTTGGTCTACGCCGTCGGCGAGCTGATGCAGAGCGAGGTGGCCATCCCGACCCAGCATGGGCCTGTGGTCAATCCAGCCGAGCAGGAGCGCCAGCGCCTCATCGAGCGCGACCTGGCCAGAGCCTTCGAGGCCGACCGCGCTTTCCCTGCCTGGGAGTACACATGAGCCCCGAAGAGCTTGACGCCCTGCTGGCCGTCCTCCGGCGCCACAAGGTCAGCCACTACACGCTGCAGGGTCCTCAGGGCTGCGTCTCCATTGCCCTGGAGCCCACGCACCCCGAGGGCTCGCCCGCTGACCCGAACCTGGCCGAGCGCCGGGCCCGGGAGCACCACACCGCCACCCAGTACGGCCCGAGGACCTGATGCCAGCCATCAAGAGCGTCCTGCTCGCCCGACAGATCGAGTTCCAGGGCATCCGCCCCGACAACAGCGGCACGACGCTGCGGACGCGCCTGGAGTCAGCCCCCGGCCTGCTGCTGACCGAGGCGCCGGACGGCTCCCTCTTCGTGACCCAGACCATCGAGGACGCGGACGGCACGGTCAAGAGCCAGTGGCGCATCCCTGAGGTGCACGTCGCAAGCGTCACCTATGTCCCCGAGCGGACGCCCAAAGCGGCGCCTCCGCCTCAAGCCCCATCCAAGCCTGAGAGGCGCCGATGACACGCCCAATCGACCGCGAAGAAGAGGACGAGGGAAGCGCCTGGTGGCAGTCGCCACCCGAGCAGCTCGCCTCCCGGGTCATCGAGACGACGCAGGCGCTGCTCAAGGCGCAGATGGTGCGGACCACCAACGGCTTCGCGCATGCTCGCCTCTATGGCGGGCTCAGCCCGTCGCTGTTGCTCGGCTTCTCTACGGTCGGCTTCACCGACGCGAGCGCCGTGGACGAGGTCGCGGTGCCACGGTCGCCGCTGAACATCGTGCGGTCGGTCGTCGGCACGCTCGCCTCGATGGTGGCCGACGAGCATGTCGGGGTGACCTTCCTGACCTCGGACGGCAGCCTGGACGACCGGCAGAGCGCCAAGGACCTCGAGGCCTGGACGGACGGGTGCTTCTACCTCTCCGACTGGGAGCGCGTGAGCATCAAGGTGGTCATTGACGCCTTGGTCCACGGGACCGGCGTTGCCCGCATCGGCATGGACTCGGGCGTGCCCTATGCCCACCGCTACCTGCCCTACGAGGTGCTCGTCGACGACATGGACGGGCGCGACGGCTACCCGTCTCAGCTCATCCACAGACGCCTCGTGCAGCGCGCCGCCCTCTGCGCCATCTACCCGGACCTGGAGGAGCAGATCGAGCAGCTCCCGCGCTACACCCAGCGCCAGAGCATCTCCGTGGGCATCGGCGACTGCGTCGAGGTGGCCGAGGCCTGGCACCTGCCGAGCGGCAAGGACACGGGCGACGGTCGGCACGTCCTCTGCGCCGAGGGCCTGACGCTGCTCGACGAGGAGTGGGAGCACCCCGCCTTCCCCTTTGTCGTCCTGCGCTACGAGGAGTCACAGACGGGCTTCTGGGGCTCCGGCCTGGCCGAGCTGCTCATGCCGCTTCAGGGCATGGTCAACAGCGCGGTCATGGCGGCCCGCGAGTCGATGGACGCCGCGACGTTCAAGATCGCCATTGAGGCGGGCTCGAAGATCGTCCAGAGCCAGATCAACAACCGCATCGCCGGGGTCATCGAGTACACCAACAAACCCCCGACGATGATGGAGACGCCCCCCGTCATCCAGCAGTTCATCAGCACCATCGAGTGGGCCAAGGGCGAGGCCTTCGCACTCGCGGGCATCTCGCAGATGTCCAGCCAGAGCCTCAAGCCTGCCGGGCTCGACTCTGGCCGCGCCCTCCGCGCCTACAGCGACATCGAGTCCAAGCGGTTCGCCGCCTTCGGCGCTGCCGTCAAGCGGATGCACGTCGAGGCCGCCGCCCGCTTCATCGACGCTGCTCGGACGAGCGTGGACGACGTCGAAGTGCCAGCCCGGGCCAAGGACCGCTTCCGCAAGGTGTCGTGGAAGAAGATCGCCCTGCCGCCCGACAGCTACAGCATCCGTCCGTACCCCATCAACGCCCTCGCCAAGGACCCGGCCCAGCGCATCCAGACGCTGACGGAGATGACCCAGGCCGGGTGGCTCACGCCGCCCCAGGCCGCCCGCGCCGTCGACTACCCGGACGTGCAGGCCGCCATTGCGCCCTTCATCGCCATGGAGGAGTTCCTGGACTGGCAGATGTCGAAGCTGCTCGCGGGCGAGTCCGTCCAGCCCGACCCGGTCATCCCGCTGCAGGCCCAGCTTGCCCGCGCCCAGGCCACCTACGCCCGCGCCGCGACCGAGCTGGAGCCCGACGACAAGCGCCTCGCCGCCCTCCGCATCTTCCTCGAGGTGGCCTCGGCCCAGTCGCAGCCACCCGCGCCGCCTCCGCCCGGAGCCCCTGGCCCCGATGCTGGCGCTGGCCCCGGCGCCCCACCTCCAGTCCCGGGAGGCCCTCCGGGTCCCCCGGCTGCCCCGATGGCACGCCCACAGGCGCTGCCTGTCTCTGACCTATTGCCCATGGGAGGTCCCCAGTGAGTGACGTGACGAACGCCGCACCCCCGAAGGTCGTCGAAGGTGGCGCCGAAGCCCGAGCCGCAGCCGAGGCCGCGCTGCTCGCCGACATGCTGGCCGAGGAGGGCAAGGCCGCCCCGCCGCCCGAGCCCACGACCGACGCGACGCCGACCGATGCCACACCCACGGACGCGACGCCAGCCGATGCGACTCCGCCGCCCGTCGAGACGAAGCCGCCTGAGCCCGCGAAGCCAAGCGTGGACCTGGCCACCGTCCTCGAGGCCAACCGGCGCGCCAGCGAGGAAGCCGCAGCCCTCGCCATCCAGCGCGCTCAGCTCGAGGCCGAGCGCGCCCGCCTCGCCCCGCTCGCCCAGCGCCTGCAGGCCCTTGAGGCCGTGGGCTCCGACCCGGTCGCCCAGGCCCAGGCTCTGGGCGTCGACCTCGCCGCAGCCGCGAAGCACGTCGCCACGCACGGGACCACCGGGCAAGAGCTCCCGCTTGCCCAGCTCCGCACCCAGTACGCCCAGCTCCAGCAGGGTCAGGCGCTGATGATGCAGCGCGTGGCCATGTCCGAACTCAAGGCCGAGGCCGCAACGCTCATGGCCGGGGACGACTACGAGCACCTCCGCGCCATCGGCCTTAGGCCCGACGTCATCGCCGCCGAGGTGCTACAGGCCCAGCAGCAGGGACGCCAGACGGACGTGGCCAGCGTCATCAAGCGCCACAGCGACGCAGTCGAGGCCCAGGCCGCCGCCCTGCTCAAGACGAAGAAGTTCGCGGGCAAGGCGCCCGCCCCGGTCGCTGCCAAGCCTGCCGGAGTCGTGCCCACCGCCAAGACCGCCGCAGCGCCCGCCCCGGTCAAGCCGGTCGCCAAGCTCAAGCGCGACGAGGCCCTGGCCAAGGCCGCAGCCCTCATGGACCCCAAGGAGTTCGAGTGATGCCAGGCCCAACCCCCACCGAGCTGGTCCTCGTCGACGCCCTCGACAAGCTGCGACCGATGGTGCGGCACCTTGTCGACGGACGGAAGCACGGAATGGCCACCGTGACCGTCCGCGTGCGCGACGGCAAGCCAACGCTGGTCCTCGGCTCCTACGAAGAGTCCGAAGCGATTTGACACACAGCCTGAGTTGTGCTCAGGCTATTGCGTATAACCCGGTTATACCGGGCCAACCCAACCGGACTACGGAGGTCCCGAGTCCATGAGCGACCCTCATGGCTTTGTCGACCTCCACAACCGCCGCGCTTCAGCAGTTCTACGACACGCTCGACCCCGTCGACGTGACGTACCAGGACAACCCATTCTTCGCGATGGTCGCGAAGAAGCAGATGACCGGCTACACGTTCGAGCAGCCGATCTACCAGCGTGACCCGGTCGGCCGCTCGGCCGACTTCACCACCGCGCTGACCAACGCTGGCCAGGCCCGCGTCAACCGGTTCAGCATCACCGACGTCCCCGACTACGCCTTCTCGAAGGTGACCACCCAGGACATCCTGGCGTCCAAGGGTGCCGGTGGCGCGAAGGGCGCCAAGGCGTTCTTCGACCTGCTCGCCCGGACGATGCAGGGCTCGATGCACTCGCTGGCGCGCTCCATCGCGGTGGCGATGTACGGCACGGGCACCGGCTCCATCGGCAACGTGGCTTCGCTGTCGCTGCCCAACTTCGGCCTGACCCGCATCTCGGACATCACCAACTTCGAGGAGGGCGACACCCTGGTCGCCTCGGCCACGGACGGCTCGGCGCTCCGGTCGGGCTCCATCGTCATCGACCAGATCACCGGCAACTACCTAAGCGGCTTCACGCTGCACATCGGCTCGGGCTCCATCACCTCCTTCGCCAACGGTGACTTCCTCTACAAGCAGGGCGACGCGGCCAACGGCGGCAGCAACGTTCGCATCGCGGGCGTCCCCAACTGGACCGGCACCGGCACCCTGTTCGGCGTCACCCGGACCACAGACCAGCGCCGCCTGTCGGTGCTCTCGCCCGACTACTCCAGCTCCGGCACGCCCAAGAGCCCGCTCGAGGCGCTCACGGACATGGCCATCAGCATCAAGCTGAACGGTGGCAACCCGGACCTCTGCTTCGTCAACCCGCTCTGGTACGCCACCCTGGCGAACGAGCTCGCGGGCCGCGTCCTCATCGTCAACGTCAAGCCGAGCGACTCGGCCACCATCTCCTTCGACGGCATCCAGGTCAGCCTGCCCGGCGCCGGCGGCGTCGTGAAGGTCATCCCCGACATCAACTGCCCCTCCAACAAGGTGCTGATGATCACCTCCTCGCGGTGGTGCCTCTTCTACCGCGGCTCGGACGTGGTCAGTCCCATCGACCAGGACGGCAAGATGTACCTGCGCGACAACGCGGCGGACGGCATCGTGTTCCGCTCGGCCTTCTACGGCAACCTGGCCTGCAGCGCGCCGGGCCACAACGCCTACGCGACCGTCGGCTAACCCACCCTGGGGCGCCTGGTGATGAGCCAGGCGCCCCGCTCCTTCGAGGTTCGCCATGCGCGGAAAGATTGCCTTCCTCCTGAAGTGCCTCATCCCCGAGCTCGGGGTCACCGTCGGTTCCTGCTTCGGCGGCGGCGTGGGCGCATCGCCCTCGAACGCCACTGCGACGCCATTCAAGGGCCGCGGCTGGTCCATCGCCTGGGTGTCCACGGGGCTGTACCGCATCACGTTCTCGTCCGGCCTGAACTCGGCGGCCTGGAACAGCATCCTGTGGGCTGGCGTGACGGTCGTGACGAACGCCGTCAACACCGACCAGACCTGTGTCGTGAAGTCCTACAGCACCGCCGCCAAGACCATCGACTTCGAGTGCAAGGTCGCGGGCGTGCTGACGGACGTGGCCACCACGGCGCAGATCATGTTCCTCGTCATCACCGCAGAGACGCAGACCGGCGCCCAGTACCAGGGCTGAGGTGACTGACCATGGCCGTCCACACCAGCACGATTGCGACGGTGCGGACGGCCGTGCGTCAGCGCATGGATCTCGTCAACTCCCCGTTCGTCACGGACGCGGAGTTGTTCTCGTGGATCACAGCGGCCCTGGCTGAGCTGCACGACCTGCTCGTCGGCGCCGATAACACCTACCTCATCTCCACGACGAGCATCAGTCTCAATGGCAGCGCGTCCTACTCGCTGCCGACCGACTTCTACAAGGCCCGAAAGGCTGACTTCGTACTCGGCTCGGGCATGGTCCTCGAGGTGCCCCAGGTCACGCTGGACACCAAGGACAGCCTCCTCAACCCGTATCGCTCGACGCAGATGCAGCTCTACGGGTGCCCGGGCGGCTTCTACATCCTGGGCAGCACCATCTACTTCGTCCCCCAGCAGGCCACCGGGACGGTCACGCTCTACTACTACCCCAGCGCCCCGCAGCCTGCGCTGGACACGGACACCTTCGACGTCCTCAACGGCTTCGACGAGTACCTCGTGGCCGACTGCTGCCTCCGCATCGCGATGAAGCGCAACGACGAGCCGGGGCCTTGGTTTAAGGTCAAAGCCGACATGCAGAAGCGCGTGGAGTCGATGGGCAAGACGCGGAACATGGCCGGGTCTTGGGGCATGGCCATCTACCCGCGCGGCTCGGGGTTCTGACATGGCCAACAGCCAGCCCGCCGCCTTCGAGCGATACACCATCCCCACCGACCAGACGGTTACGGGGCTCGACCTGGGCTTTGTGCAGGACAACATCCGCGCCGCATTCCTCTCGCTCCGGTCGTTCCGCTTCGCCCCCAAGGCGCCCGCCAACTCCAGCGCTCCTGGCGACCCCGGCGACGTCTGGTTTGGCGTTCAGAACGGCGTGGGCGTCCTCTACTTCTGCACCGGTCGCAGCACCGCCGATGCCCCCGCTGCGGTGTGGTGGAAGCTCACCGGCGCCAGCTTCTGAGGTGACAGATGGCACTCGAGCGCCAGTCCCTGCCCATCATCCTCGGCGTCAAGGGGCTCGACACCAAGAGCGACCCCCACGCCGTGCAGCCTCCGGCCCTCACCGAGCTGGAGAACTTCGTCTTTGAGAGCCCCGGGTCACTCCGCAAGCGCCTGGGCACGGCCGCGCTTGGATCCAGCGCCCCGGCCTCGCTCCAGACGGTGCTGACCACATTCGGCGCCGAACTACTGACCCTCGCCAACGGAACGTTGTCCAGTTACACGCCCGGCGGTGGCAACTGGACCAGCCGCGGCAGCGTCTCCCCGGCCTCGGTCGTCTCGCGCGTCGTCGCCCAGGGCGTCAGTTCCTACGAGATGGCCGACGGGGCGACCTCCGGCGGCATCCAGGTGCGAGCCTGGCGCGACACCAACGACAACTTCATCTATGCCCAGATCGTCGACGCGGTGACGGGCACCATCTACAGCACGACCAAGCTCTCGAGCGGTGCTGTCAGCACTCACGGCGTCCAGGTCATCGCCCAGGGTCTCTACATCGCCGTCCTCTACCCGACCGGCACGAGCATCTCCGGTCGCCGCATGCTGGTGAGCGCCCCGGGCTCCGGCTGGGCTGCTGAGGTGGCGCTAGCTGGCCTCGGGACCGTGGGCAGCTTCGCCTGCGTCCCGGGCTCCGGCGCCTTCTTCCACCTCGCGGTGCGCGACACCGCGGCGGGCTCGGTCAAGCTGGCCGCCATCGACCCCTCGGGCCCGAGCGTCCTGGGGTCGCCCGCCATCACCACGATCGGTGGCGTCTACGCGGCGGGCGTGGGAGCTCTCTCGCTCTGCGAGTCGAGCGGGCGCCTGCTGGTGCTCTGCGAGCAGGGCGCGACGAACCTCACCGCCTACGTCGTCAACGCCTCGACCTATGCCGCCATCGGCAATACCAGCATGGGCACCGAGGGCGGCACGGTCCGGCAGGCCGCTTGCTGCCCGGACGGCTCGGGCAACTGGTTCGCCTGGTACACGGTGTGGAACAGCAGCGCGAGCACCACCGACTTCGCCGCCTCCTGGGTGCGCGGCGTCCAGATCAAGAACGACTCCACCATCACCGCGGGCCCCACGACGCTGCTCTACGGCCACACGCTTGCGTCGTCCGCCATCGCCCCGAGCTCGGCCAAGGGCTACGTCTGGGCGCGGCAGTACACCAGCCAGCAGAGCGCCTACCTGTTGATCGACGTCTCCGGCAACGTCCTTGGCCGAGCCCTCCCGCTCCGGGCTGTCGAGCGCGCTGCCCTCCGCACCACGGGCCGGGCCGGGACCCTGCCGCAGATCCAGGCGCTCGGGTCGTCGAAGTACCTGACGCTCCTGCCCAGCCTCGAGGCCGGAGCAGCCGGCACCGTCTCGCTCGTCACAGGCGTCGCCACGGTGACGCTTGATTTCAGCTTCCGAGCGCGCCCCGCGGCCATCCGCCAGGGCCTCTTTCTGCCCGGCGGCCTCCCGCAGGTCTACGACGGCAACACACTGACCGAGTGCGGCTTCCTGGCCTTCCCCGAGGTGGACCTGCAGATGCAGGTGCAGCAGGGCGCACAGACGGCCTGGGCTGCGGCCACGGTCTACGCGGTGGGCAACGTCCGGCGCCCGACCCAGCCCAACGGCTACGCCTACCGCGTGACTGCGGTCAGCGGCGCGGCCACCTCCGCGGGCGTCGAGCCCACCTGGCCGACGACCCCGGGCGCCACGGTCATCGACAACCCGGGCCCCAACCAGATCACTTGGACCTGCGACCGCTACAGCCTCGCCCCCTGGCTCGCCACCACGACCTACAAGGTCGGCGCCCTCGTCCAGCCGGCGGCCGTGCTCAACGGCTTCTGGTACATGGCGACGGTCCAGGGCGCCACGGCAGGCGCGGAGCCCACCTGGCCCACGACCATCGGCAGCACAGTCAACGATGGCGCGGCGACGTGGCGCTGCATGGGCCAGCTCGGCACTCCGGGCCTGGCCGACGGCACCCGCGCCTACTACGTCGTCTATGAGTGGCTGGACGCCAAGGGCCAGCTCCACCGCTCTCTGCCCTCGGGCGGCTCCGGCGTCACCGTCAGCCTCGCCACGGGCCAGGGCGCCGCGCTCCTGCGCCTCTCGCCGCTCCGTGCCACCGCAAAGACGGGCGTGCGGGTCGTGGTCTACCGCACCAACCTGGGCAGCAGCATCCCCGTGGTCGTCGGCAGCGTGCCGAACGACGCGACCCAGCAGTACATGTGGTTCCTGGACTCGGTGACCGACGCGCCGATCTACTGGACCACCGCCACGGCCAAGACGATTGGCCAACGCGTGCAGCCCACGGCCAGCATCGGCGTGCAGGCCCGATGCACCACGGCGGGCACCACGGGAGCCACGGAGCCGACCTGGCCCCGCGTGGTCGGGCAGACCGTCACGGACGGGACCGCGGTCTGGACGATGGAGGCCACGGCGGCCACCACGGCGGCGCTCTACACCACCCCCGGCGCCCTGACGTTGAGCACAGGCGTCCAGCTCACCGGCGAGATCCCCCACTTCCCTCCGCCCGCGTGCCAGTTTGCTGTAGCCCGGGCTGGGCGCCTCGTCCTGGCTGGGCTGGAGACCGACGGCAACCTGATCACGATGTCGAAGGCCGGTGCGACGATGTTCCCGGGCTTCAACTCGCTGTCTCAGTCGGGCCTCGCCTACGCCTGTGACCAGGCAGGCGGCGACATCACCGCGATTGCCGCGCTCGACGAGAAGATCATCGCCTTCAAGCCGCAGCGCATCGCCTACTTCGTCGGCGACCCGCCCGACGACAACGCCCTGAGCTCGGGCACGCTCGCACCCTCCGACCCGCTCGCCGCGGACACGGGCGCAGTGTCTCAGCACGGGCTCCTGCTGACCGATGACGGCTTCTATTTCGCGGCCAGCCGCGGCCTGTACCTGCTCCGGCGCGATCTCGGCGTGGAGTACGTCGGTGCCCCCGTGGAGGCCATCGTCGGCAAGGGCACGAGCATCACGGGCGGCGCGGTCATGTCGACCAAGACGCAGCTTCGCTGGACCACCTCGGGCGGCATCGTCGTCTACGACACCCTCGTCGACGCCTGGGGCAAGCATACCGGCGTGGTCGCAGTCGACATCGCCATCTACAACGACCTGGCCGTCTACGCGACCTCAGGCGGTGTCGTGACCGAGGTAGCCGGGAGCTGGGCCGACTCGGGGACGCCCGTCCTCGTCAAACTGACCACAGGCTGGATTGCCCCGCAGGGCCCGCTCGCGTGGATGCGAGCCGAGCGCATGCACCTCGTCGGCGCCCTCCAGAGCCAGAGCACCTGGAAGATGAGCGAGTGGCACGACGGGCAGACCAACGCCACCGCAACGCAGACCTGGGCCGCCACGACCTCGGACACCGGAGACGGCAACGTGGGCTCTGACGCCCAGTTCCGCGTCGACTTCGGACGCCAGCTCTGCCGGAGCGTCAAGGTCCGTCTGGAGGAGATCGATTCGCTCGGCGCGGGCATCTACCTGCACGCGCTGGCGCTCATCTGGAGGCCGAAGGACGTGGAGCAGAAGAATGCCGCGGCCCAGCAAAAGGGCTAAAGTGATAGCCGTATCACCAAGGAGGACGCGATGGGCGACACCACAGGACACTTCGCAGGGAATCCGAACTACGGCCTGGGCGGCGCCTGGAACGACTTCATGGACAACATCGGCTTGGGCGTGAACAACCGCCTGCCGAAGGGTTACCAGCAGTACCAGTACAGCGACCCGACGCCAGCCCAGTCCTACTTCACCAGCGCCAGGGCGGCACGGATGGGCTACGCGCCCCAGGGCGCCCGCAACTTCCAGAACGCCCAAGCCGCACAGCTCGGCATGACCGGGGACATGCAGCGCGCCCGGGAGCAGCAGTGGGCACAGGCCCAGCTCCTCGGCCAGCAGGCGCAGGGACAGGGGCTGCTGGCCCCCGTGATGATGCAGCAGAGCAACGACAACACCCTGCAGGCGCTGATGCGGATGAACGCGGCGAACCGCTCGACCGCGGGCGCCTCGGGCTACAGCGGGCAGGCTGGCGCGATGGGGCTCGCCCTCCAGGGCCAGCAGCAGGCGCAGGAGCAAGCGATGCGGGAGCGGCTGGCCGCACAGGACCAGCAAGCGGGGCTGCTCGCGGGCATCTACGGCAGCGACGCCGACCGCATGGCGCAGAACGCGGGCTTCCAGCAGCAGGCCAACCTCTACAACGCCCAGGGCCGCAACCAGATGACCCAGGCCGACATGGACCGCCTGTACCAGTGGATGCAGCAGAACGCGGCCTTTCAGCAGGAGGCCAACATGCGGAACGCCGGCGGCCTCTCGCAGTACGGCGGCCTCCTGAACAGCAACAGCATGTGGCGGCAGGGCCAGATGGGGGCGCAGCAGGACGCGCTGAACCAATACTGGCTCGGCCAGCAGAACGCGGTGAACCAGCAGAACCGCCAGGTGCTCCGCGACATCTACGGCAACACCATCAACGGCGGCACGAAGCTGATCAGTGGTGGGCTGGCGCCCAGCCCGATGCCCGCCGCTCCGGCGTGAGGTGACACATGGAAGACTTCGACGCCGAGCGGGTCGGCCAGCCTCTCCCCGCCTCGCCCAGCAAGTACGCCAACGACCCGCTCGTCAAGTCGAGCCTGGGCTTCGGCCTCCTCGGGCCCCTCGCGCTCCCTGGCCTCGTCACGGGCATCCAGGGCCAGGCCGCAGCCGGAGCCCTGCCGCAGTCGCTCGACTCGGCAGGGCAGAGCCTCCAGGGCTACGGGCAGCAGTTCGGCTCGCCCCTGCTCGGCGACCTCGGTGGAGCCCTCCGGGGCCCGGGGCCGGCCCAGCCTCAGCAGCCGCTCCCGCCCGGGCCGTGGGACCTCAACCTGCCGCCTCCGACGCTGCCGGGGCAGCAGTACGCCGCGCCCTGGGAACTCCCGACCAGCCCGGCATCGCCGCCTGTGCAGCCCCAGCGCATCGCCCCGGTCATGCCCGGAGGCGCTCGAGGCGGTGGCACTCCTGCGTTCGACCCGATGGCCGAGGCGGGGAAGCTGCTCAAGCCCCAGGCTGATGCCAACGCCAAGCTCGCCGACGCCGAGATCGCCAACAGCAACGCCCAGGCGCAGCACAAGAGCGACCAGGCGATGGCGATGTTCAACGCCGAGAACCAAGCCAACGCCAAGCGGCAGGCGTTCGAGCAGGCGCAGGCCCAGCAGCTCGCGGCCTGGGGCAAGGCCAACGACGAGCTCGCCAACGCTGCGCCCGACCCGAACCAGCTCTGGAACCGCCTCAGCGGCGGGCAGCAGCTCCTCGCGGGCCTCGCGGTGGGCCTCCACGGCATTGGCGACGCCTTCATGGGCACGCACACAGAGAACCCGCTCGACCGCGCAATCCGCATGAACCTGGACCAGCAGAAGGCCCAGATCGACAGCAAGCGGGCCAGCCTCGCGGGCAAGCTCAACCTCATCAAGATGTACCGGGACAACGGCCTGGACAGTCTCGCCGCCGAGAAGGCCGCACACCTGAAGATGACCGAACTGGCCGGGGACTACCTCGACAGCGTGGCGCAGAACGCATCCAACGGGGTCATTAAGGCCAAGGCCGAGGCCGAGTCTGCGCGGCTGCTTGGGCAGGTGCCGAAGCTCAAGATCGAGCTTCAGAAGGCGACCGACGAGCACGCCAAGACGTGGGCGGAGATCAACCACATCAAGGCCCAGACGGCGCAGGCGGGTGCCAAGGCAGCGGGCATGGACCCCAAGCTGATGGTCCAGCTTCCCGATGGGCGCACCTTCTCGGCGCCGACGGAGAAGGATGCGGAGCTCATCCGCAATCAGATCGCACAGGGCAAGAGCTTCAAGGCGACGCTGGACGAGATCGCCAAGACCTCGCCCGGGCTTGCCGACCAGTTTCTCAACTGGATCGGCTACACGACTCCGACACAGGCCCAGTTTAACGGCTTGGCCCAGAGCGCCGTGGACAAGTTCCGCCCGGCGACCTCGGGCAGCACGGCCGAGATGGGCGACCCAAGCCAGAGGGCCCTGCGCTCCACCTTGGCCCGGGCCCCCGGTGAGAGCGGCGCCGCCTACGCCGACCGCCTGCGTCGGATGGGCCAGCAGGCCGACGTCGGCCTGAACTCGACGCTCACGGCCATCGGACAGGCCCCCATCATCAACGCCACCCCGAGGAAGTGATGGACCTGCCCGCGTTCGCCCCAGACGGCTCCCCGGTCTACATCCCCGAGGAGCAGGCCGCCGCAGCCCAGGCTCAGGGCTTCCGGGTGGACGAGGCCGCCCTTGCGCGCCAGCAGGCGCAGGCCGCCGAGGCCGCCAGGTTCGATGCCCCGCTGACGGCTGGCCTCGCTGGCGCTGCCCGGGGCCTCAGCCTCGGCACCTCCGACCTGGCCTTCACGAAGCTGGGCGGCGACCCGGCGACCCTGAAGGGGCTGGAGGAGTACAACCCCACGGCCTCCATCATCGGCGAGGGCGTGGGCATGCTGGCCCCGCTCGCGCTCTCTGATGGCGCAGCGGCCCCTGCCGAGGCTGGCACGCTCGCCCGCCTCAAGGGGCTGGTGACGGCTCCAACGCGGGCGCTGGGCGCGGTGGCCGAGGGTGCCGGGGAACTCGGGGCCAAGGCTGGGCTGGGCGAACTGGGCCAAGCCGCGGTGCGCGGTGCCGTCGAGGGCGCCGGCTACCAGATGGGCAACAACCTCAGCGATAGCGCCATCCAAGACCATCCGCTGACGGCCTCGGCCCTCTTCGACAACGTCGGCGAGGCGATGTTGTTTGGCGGCGCCGCCGGTGGCGCGGTGGACAAGCTCGTCGGCGCGGTGACCGAGCACGCCCCGGCGATGCTCCAGCGGGCCGACGACGCGCTTGAGCACCTGGCCCAGCGGGCCGAGCTCGGGGCCGAGGCGCCCGGGCTCAAGGCTGCCCTGCGCGACTCCGGCAAGGCCCTCGATGAGGTCGCCGAGCACCTGACCTCCGAGGCCATGCCTGCCCGGGTGCGGCAGCTCCTGCAGGACGCGCCGCCGCTCGCCGGGGTGCCGGAGGCGCTGGCCCAGGCCGCCAAGGCCGCGCCAGAGGCCGAGGCCGTCATTGCCTGGGCCTCCAAGGCTGCCGAGGGCGCTACCTCGCTCGCCGAGCAGCACGAGCTGCTAGCCAAGCTGGCGGCAAAGCTCGACGCCGCCCCGCAGGCCCAGGCCGAGCTTCGGGGCATCCTCTCCGCGCCCGCCTTCGGCGAGGCTGGCAAGTACACCGCCCAGGTCGAGCAGAGCCTCGCCCCCGTGCGTGCTGCCCGGGCCGCCGTCGAGGCTGCGGCGCCTGCAGAGCGCCCTGCCGCCATCGCCGCCTATCGGGAGGCCGCAGGCAAGGCCCTGGATGACCTCCAGACCTCGACCTATCGCCACGTCACGGGCCCCACAACCTCGCTGGACACGCTCCAGCGCTCGCTCGACACCCTCCACGCCGGGGCCGCGCCTGCGCCCATGCCGACGCACGGGGGCCTGCTCGCGGGCCTCGGGGAGCACTCGGGGGCCCTCGGGCTGCTGATGCACCTCCCGGGCATGCACCATCTGGCCGCGCCCCTCGCTGCTGTCGGAGCCGGGGCCGAGCTGGCGCGGGTCGTACGCGGTGGCCAGAGCGCGACGGTCGCCCGCATCGCCCGGCAGGCCGGGGAGAAGGTCGCCGCCATCCAAAGCGGCGTCGCTGCCGCCCTCGGGCCAACCACCGCAAGCAAGGCGGCCCGGGCCGCCACCGCAGCCAGCGCGTTGCCCTCGCGGAGCCCCGAGGCCGTGGCTCAGCGGGCCTCCCAGGTCAGGGCCATGGCCCAGCAGCCCGCGCTCATCGCCCAGCGGGCCTCACAGAGTGCTCCGCTGACCCTCGCGCACGCGCCCCAGGTCGGCGCCGCGCTGACGGGCACCGCCGCGAGGGCCGTGCAGTACCTGGCCCAGGTCGCACCCAGGGACCCGCGTCCGCCCTCGCCCATGCCCTCGGCGCCCTGGGTGCCCTCGCGGACGGAGACGGAGGCCTATGCCCGGGTGGAGGCGGTCGTCCTCCAGCCCTCGCGGGTGCTCACGTCCATGCGGGCCGGCCAGCTCACGCCCGCTGAGGTGGAGGCGTGCCGCACGGTCCATCCCGACTACTACGCCCGGGTCGTGCAGGCGGCCATGGACCACGTCACCGCCCTCTCCAGGCCTCCACCCTACTCGGCTCAGCTCCAGCTTGACGTGCTCCTGGGCAAGCCCATCTCGCCGATGGGGCAGGCGGCGCCCGTCCTGGCCAACGCCCAGCCGCCTCCACCGCAGCCCCAGCCTCCGCCGAGGTCTGGCGGGGCGAAGCACCTGACCCTGGGCGAGCGGTCGGACCTCGACATCCGGGATTGACATATCAGCGAGTTTGGCGCAGGGACCTCCTTGGTGATATGCGTATCACCAAGAGGTGAACCATGGTCCGCCGCAATCCGCTGCTTGTGCCGTTCCTGCTTGCCGTGCTGGCTCTGGCTGCCTCCGCTGGCGCCGTCGTGCCGCTCGTCCCCAAGGGGCGCGGGCCCGCGCTGGTCCAGCCCATGGCGGTCGTCACCAAGACGCCGACGAAGATCGCGCTGGCGGGCTCGGCCTCGGCCTCGACGACGCTGACGACGGCCCAGCTCGGCTCCTGCTTCCGCATCTCCTGCACCGTCGACTGCGCGTACCGCGTCGGCACCGGCGCCCAGACCGCCACCATCGACGACAACCAGCTCCCGGCCCAGGTCATCGAGCGCGTCTGCCTGTACGACGCCTACGACACCATCGCCTTCTTCTCCTCGGCGGCTGGGTCGGCCTACGTCGCGGTGCAGGCGCCGTGAGTGGCGCAGCCCTCGCCCTCCTCCTCGCCCTCTCGGCGGGGCAGTGGACCACGCTCGGGGACGATGGTGCTCTATCTCCTGTCCCCGCACGACCCGGCGCGCGCATCCTGGGCCTGGACGGTCGCAATCCGGGCGCGCTCGCTTCCCCGGTGGCTGACCCTCGCGGCACCGTCACGGTCACCCCCGCCCGAGCCTCGACCGGCACCTACCTGACGAGCTCCAGCACGCTCGCCGGCGCCTCGGCCAACACCCTGCGCTCGGAGCCGGGTGGCATCCTCGTCGAGCCGAGCAGCACCAACCAGGCGACGGTCAGCGACGCCATCGACAACGCAGCCTGGACCAAGACGGCCTCTGGCGCCGCCGTGCCTGTCGTCACGGCTGACCAGGCTGTGGCGCCGGACGGCACGACCACGGCGGACCAGGTCGTTTTCCCGGCGGTGACGTCGCTGCAGTACAGCATCGTCGGCCTCTCGGGCTTCGTCTGGGCGGGCACGTCGCTGACGTGGTCGGTGTGGATGCGGACCGTCAGCGGGACGGGGAGCATCTACCTCTACGTCTACGACACGACGGGAGCGAGCTACCTCGGCAACACGCTCTGTAGCCTGACCACGACCTGGAGCCGCTGCGTGCTCCAGATACCCACGGTCGTCTCTGGCCACACGATCAACACCTGGATCGGCAACGACAGGTCCGCGGGCTCGGGCATGTCCGACACCGCCGCCGTCACTATCTACGCGTGGAGAGGCCAGCCCGAGGCCCTGCCCTTCCCGACCTCCTCCATCGGCACGTCCGGCACCGCCGTCACGCGGGCAGCCGATACCGTAGCCGTAGCCGCCTCCGTGCTCTCGACCACGGCGGGCTCGGGGGTGATGACGGTCACCCCGGAGTGGAGCAGCTCGACCGCTGGCGCTGACCGGCCCATCCTCGACACGACCGGGCTACAACTCCTCTGGGTCAACGGCTCGACGGCCTGGCGCGCCATCATCGGTGGGCAGACGGTCACGAGCGGCGCCCAGACCTTCGCCGCAGGCGCGGCCCAGACCCTGCGCTGGCGCTACAGCACGAGCGGCCTTGCCTGCCTCTCGGTCAACGGGACCGAGACGTGCAGCGGCCTCGCCCCCTCGGCCCTGGTGCCCTCGGGCAACCTCTACATCGGGGGCAACAGCAGCGGCGGAGGCGGAGTCAACGTGGCGGGCCTGCGGCTGTGCTCCTACTACGGGGTGTGCCGATGAGCGCGAAGCCGTGTCCCACCTGCGGCGTCCCCATGACCCCGGAGGCCGAGGAGAAAATGGTGCAGTCGATTGGCGGACTGCTTCGCAAGGCGTCCGCCGCAGTGGCTGCCCGCATGCTTCTCGTCTTTGCTGTTGGCATGGCGGTCAGCGTGCCGCTCGCCATCCTCGCCTTCGCCTACAGGATGGCCTTCCGATGACCCTCTCCGACTCCCTCAAGGCCAGCGCCGCCATGCTCGCCGGGGCGCTCGGCATGGCCCTGGCCCTCGGGCAGATGTCCCCCGGCGTCGAGGCCCCACAGGGGCACGTCCGCAAGGGCACGGCTGACCCGGGCTCGCTCGCGATGTGGTCCACCGTGCTCGCCAGCCCCGAGGCCGCTGCGGTCTGGGGCGTGGATGCTGGCGGCGCCCAGGTCTACGCCCGTGTCCGCGTGTGCAGTCTGCCCGTGGATGGCGGCACGGACCCAGGGCCTCTGGCGCTGCCGGGGCTCTACATCCTCTACGACGACGACACGGTGAGCCCGTGCCAGGTCGGGGATGCGGCGCTCGAGGCGTGGGTGCAGGGCCGGAGCGATGCACCCTTTGCGTGCGCCTGCTCGCCCGGGCCTGCGTGCCTCGGCGCTGACGGTGGCCCGGCTCCGCAGGGGCTGACGCTGACGACGTGGAGCGGAATGTGCGCGCCAAAGAGCTGTGTGGAGCTCGCGGGCGTGTCGAGCTGGCCGAGCGGGTGCCCGGGGGGTGCACCATGAAGTGCCTCGTGACCCAGTGCCAGCGCGTCGCTCGTGAGGGTGTCTCCGTCTGCGTCGGGCGGACGCAGTGGGGCGCCCTCTATCAGACCGTGCCGCTCTGCTCGGAGCACGCGGTGCAGATCGTGGGAGTGGGACCGACCCCTCCGCCTCGGCCAGCCGACCAGGGGGTGTGGTAATGAGCGACCTCGACCGCCTCCGCGCCGCTGCCGAGCGCCAGGACCCGCCACCGCCTCCGCCGCCTCCCGGGATCGTCCGCTGCCACCGCTGCCGCGTCGTCACGGGCCGGTGGCACACGGTCGGGGACCGCCACCTCTGTCCCGAGTGCGACCTCAAAGAGGAGGCCAAGCGATGAGCAAGTACCCGAAGCCGACCCCCGAGCAGCACCGGCTGCTGACGCTCATCCTCGGCAAGCAGACCGCCGACCGCCTCAGCACTGACGAGGGCGTGGACGAGATGATGAGCGGCTACCTGGCCAGCCCCGACCCCTTCCCCGCGATGGTGAAGCGCAAGGAGGCCAAGCAATGAGCCGCGACACGGTGCCCACGCCCGCCGTCCAGGCTCGCCCCGCGACTCCCCCGGGCGGCTCCTCGACCTCGGCGCTCACCCTGGCCAGCCTCGCCACCGCCGTCGGGCTCTGCTCGGCGCTCGCGGGCGCAGTCGGCTCCTACGCCGTCACCGGCTGGCGCGTGTCGGCGCTGGAGACTCGGGCGTCGTCGCTCGAGTCCAAGCTGGAGGCGGCTCTCTCCACCCAGACCAGCACCGCCCAGCGCGTCGCCATCGTCGAGACGAGGCTGGACGGCCTGGCCCACGGCATCGACCGGCTAGAGGCGGGCCTCGCCCGCGTCGAAGCCAAGCTGGACACCCTCAAGGCCCACTAACCAGGAGTCACACATGAACATGAAGCCCTGCGTCGATTGCGGTCAGCCGTCTGCCTGCGTCGAGTTCGTCCCCATGGAGTACGTCGACGGCCTCGGGCAGGTCCATCGAGGCATCGACGAGCACCCGAAGTGCGAGGCCCATCGCACGAGCGGACTGAAACTCGGCACCGTCCAGGGCCAGGTCCACTCCATGGCTGCCATCGGCGACAAGGTGGTCGTCAACGTCTCCTTCGAGTTGACCAAGGAGCAGGCCGCCAAGACGAACATCGGCCACTTCCTCAACTGCTCGCTGGAGACCCCATGAAGCCCATCCTCTTTGTCCTCGCCCTCCTCTTCGCTGCCCCCGCGCTCGCCGTCGAGCCCTCGGTCATCGCCCCGCCTGCCTCGGGGGCCATCTGGGCGTGGCTGCTCCAGGTGCTCGGCCCCGTCGTGCTGCCCGTCCTCGTCGGGCTCGTCTTCCTGCTCCTGGGCGGGCTACTGCATCTGGTCGCCGTCGCCATCTCCCACATCAAGGCGGGCAGGGTGCGGCACTACCTGCTCGCCATCACGGACGGGGCCCGGCAGGGCGTCGCGAGCGTGGAGCAGACCATCCGGCCCCAGCTCCCGGACCACCTGAGCCCCGAGGAGGCCCAGAGACTCAAGGACGCGGCGATCAAGAGCGCCCTGGACTACGTCAAGAGCTTCGGTCTGGACGCGGTCAAGGCCAGCCTCAAGCTCACGGACGAGCAGCTCCTCGAGCGCCTCGGGGTGGCGGTGGAAGCGGAGGTCGCGGCGGCGCCCAGCTCGGCACCGGAGCCCACCGAGGCCAAGGGGCCTGCCGACAAGGTCATCGCTGCCGTGACCTCCGACGGGCGCAAGGTCATCGGGGTGGCGCCGCCGAGTCCCGCGCCGTGACCGTCGCCTGCTACCAGCTCACCGAGGCCGAGCTCTACCACTCCATCCGGGAGCTGAACCGGGAGGACGCCGCCGCGCTCATCGCCCCAGTGCGCCTGATGCTGGCCGAGGCCGGCGCCAGCACCCCGCTCCGCATCGCCCACCTCCTGGCCCAGATCGCCCACGAGTCGGGCGGGCTCCGCTACCTGGTGGAGCAGGGGGCCGATGCCGGGGCGGCCTACGAGGGGCGCAAAGACCTGGGCAACACCCAGCCTGGGGACGGGCGCAGATACAAAGGCAGGGGATGGGTCCAGCTCACGGGCAGGGGCCTGTACGACGCGGCAGGCAAGGCGCTCGGCCTGGACCTGGTCGGTGACCCCGAACTGGCGGCGCGGGTGGAGGTGAGCGCCCGGGTGGCTGCCTGGTACTGGCGCACACACGGCTGCTCGGAGCTGGCCGACCGGGACGACCTGGAGGGCGTGACACGGCGCATCAACGGCGGGGAGAACCACCTGGAGATGCGCCGCGCCCGCCTCGTCCATGCCAAGGCGGCGCTGGGTCTCTGACTGTGACACGGGTGTGCCAGACGCGAGCGGATCGGGGCGGAAAACGGCGCACTAGCCGGACACCAGCCAGGAACACAAAACCCGCTCCAGCTGGTGGCCAGAGCGGGTTTAAGGCTGCTTTGCTTGTCCTGGGGGACTAGGATTCGAACCTAGATAAGCAGATTCAAAGTCTGCGCGCCGGACAGCGTATAAGCAGAGCAGCGGCCCGCTAGGGCTCTTTTGCCCAGTCTGTCACCTCTGACTGTGACGCCGGTGTGCCAGTGAGACGCTGGCCGAGCTGCTCCATCGCGTCGTCGAGCTGGCTGGGCGCGATGTGCCCGTAGACCCGGTCCACCATCGCGGTGCTGGCGTGGCCCATCAGGGTGGCGACGACCTTCAATGGGATGCCCGCCCGGACCATCGTGGAGGCGAAGGTGCGGCGCAAGTCGTTGGGGCTGACCTTGGGGATGCCCGCTCGCTTCGACGCCCTGGCGAGCACCAAGGGCGGGTTGAGCCAGGGCACCACCAGGGCGCCGGTCTGGGGCTTGCGCGCCTTCAGGGCATCCTCGAAGGGCTTGGCCAGCGGGATCCAGCGCCGGGCCTTCTGGGTCTTGGTGCCCGGGAGCTGGATGCGCTTGGCCTTCCAGTCGATGTGCGACCACTCGAGGGCGTTGACCTCGCTCAGCCGACCCCCCGTGTAGAGCGCGACCGTCACCCACCAGGCCCGGTCAGGTTCCAGCTCGGCGGCCAGCTTCTCGACCTCGGCGGGCTCGAGGACGCGGTTCCTGGGGACGTATCCGGAGCGCCACGACGGCACCACCTGCTCGGGCTCGTGGGCGACGTACCCGCGCCGGTGGGCCTCGCGGAGGGCGCAGCGGAGGACCGTCAGCTCCTTGGCGATGGTGTGGTGGCTGGCCTGGTCGGCCTGCCTCGTCGAGATGTACCGGAGCACGTCCTCGCGGCGCAGCTCGCGCACCTACACCTCGCCCAGGAGGCGGACGAGGTGGCCCGAGTTGTCGGTGTAGGCGCTCCGGGTGGCAGGGGAGCGGTGGGGCATCCCGTGCTTGATGAGCCAGTTGCAGGCCTCGGTCACGCTGTGCGGCGCGTCCTCGGATACACCGCCCGGACTACGAGCTCGTCGTTCGGCGTCGGCGAGGTACGCCTCCGCCCCTTTGAGCGTGGTGCAGCGGGTGGTCTCCCGGATGCGCCGCTTGCCGACGTAGTACGAGCACCAGTAGACCTTCCCGCGCTTCCAGATCCTGTGCTGCTTTCGCATGCCGCTTCCTCGTGAGCCTTCACCCAGCGCTCGAATGCCTCCTCGCTGACCCGCCGGGCACGCCCCACGCGCAGCCCGGTCATCTCGTCCATCAGCTCGTAGGCTCTGGAGCGGCTGACCTGGAGGCGCTCCTGGATGTCCTTGGCCTTGAGGTAGCGCTTGGTCACGGATTCCTCCCTTCGGCCTTGGCGATGGCTTTGCGGATGCGCCTCAATTCGGCCTGCTTCTCCCAGAGCACCTTCTTGGTTTCCCTGTTGCTGACACTGAGGCAGCCCATCGCCTCAAGCGCCTTCTCGGCTCGCTTGAGAGCCTTGAGGAGGTCGGGTGCTGCGGCGATGAGGCGGGCGTTGGCGATTCGCTGACGCTTGGGGATTTCCTCGTCCAGGTCGTCCATCTCGCAGACGGTGCCTCTGTAAGACGAGAGCGAGAGCGGCGACGCCTTGGTGTCCTTGTTCGCTGCGTACACGCCCTCCCTCCAGACAATCCACGGCCCCGGCGTGTGCTTGCTCATCAATGCAACTCCTCCGCCGGAGTCGCCACCTGCACCAGGCGCTCCAGCTCGGCCACGATCTCGGCCTCGCGCTCCGGCGTCACGCCTCGGCCCAGTTCCTCCAGCAGCGCCAGCACCCTCGGGTCAGGCGGATGACGTGGACGGGCGAGGTACTCGCGAACGTGGTCGCTCATGTCGTCCTCCTCTCCGCCTTGGCGATGGCCTTGCGGAGCTTCTCGGCAACGCCGACGTCGCCGAGCTTGGTGTTCTCGAAGATGAACAGGGCGGACTTGGCGGCCCTGTAGAGGTCGCCCAGGGCGCTGCTATCTAACAGCTTCTCCTTGGGCTCGGTCATCGGCCGTCCCCGAGCAGGTTCTTGGCCTTGGCGCGCATCTCCGCCTTCCACTTCTCGCTGTAGTGCTTCCGACACAGACCCTTGGCTACGGCCCTGGACGAGCACATGGCGCAGGACGCACTGCCCGGAGTCTTGCCGTTGCCCGTCTTGGTGGTGCAGAGCGGGGGCTGCGTGGGAATCGGCTCCCCGAGTCTGGCCGCGACCGTCGCCAAGCTCCCAGACCTGAGACCGAGAGCCTTGGCGAGGCTGCTCCTGCTGCTGTGCTTCGGCGCCTCCTCGCGGATGAGGCGTCGTTGGAACTCGTCGACTTCAGCCCAGAAATCGCGCTTCATCGGGTCACCTCCTCAAGGACTGCGAGCAGCTTCGGGAGGTCGTCCCGAAGCTGCTGGGTGTGCTGCTGGATGAGGGCCAGGCACTGCGCCTGGTCCTCAGGGGTGGCGGTGGGCCTGGCGAGCTGGCTGAGCGTCAGCACCAGGTCCTCCGCGATGTAGGCCAGCGTGTGGGCCTCCTCCCGGGCCCGGAGGAGCGCATCCCTCCGGGCGGCGGCAAGGGCCCACTCGAGTTGCTCGGCGGGGCTGCCGTCGGGGCGGTCGCCCTGGGCGGCGAGCACCAGCGTCTGCGGCGGAGTCGGGCGGCGGGTCATCGCTGGATCTCCCGATGGAGGGCGGCGGCCCACTCCTCGCGGGTGGCGCCCATCTGGGCTGCGATTCGGGCGGCCTCCTGCAGCATCCCGTCGAGGAGCCCCATGCGCTGCTCGGGGTCCACGTCTCGCGAGTACACCCGCTCGGCCTGCTGAGGTGCGGTGGGGTCCGGGGCGGTGGCCCCGGGGCCGGTTCTTCTCCTCATGACTTCCTCCCAAAAACAAGGCCGGCCCAATCGCTGGGCAACTTCGCGGGCGGCCCGTCCGGGTAGCACTGCTTGCAGTCGTGCTTGCCGCACTCGTGGCAGCAGCCGATGGGGCACGGGTCGAGGTAGTCGATCAGTCCGGCGTCGCGCTCCTCGATGCCGCGCTGCAGGCAGTCGAAGTCGCCGTGGTGCCAGGCGTCGGTCAGGCTGCAGCACTCGCAGATAACCAGCCAGACCGGGGAGCCGTCGTCGAGGTGAGGACCCAGGCGCCCGAGGGGCCGGAGGCAGTCCTGGCGATGCCAGCAGAGCATGGGGCAGGCGGTGCCGCTCATGACTGCACCTCGGCGCACGACGGGCAGCGGTCGCGCGTGTTCACCTCACCGTCTGCGCCGTCCTCTGGCTTGGAGACGACGTCAGAAACCCAGCCGCTTGGCATGGTCATCTCAGCGATCAGTCCGTCGCCGTTTGCAGCTATGAAAATCTCGGCCTCGCTTTCACCGAGACACCAGTCGCAGGTGACCGTCGTGCACAGCCTCAGAGTTTTGGCCTTGATGGTGTGTGTCACGGCTGCACCTCGGCCTTCGGGGTCTCAGCGGGCTTGGTCAGCTCGGCCTTGCGCTTGGCGTAGTCGTGGCGCAGCGCTTCGCGCTTACCCAGGGGCAGGCTCCGCACCTCGGCTCCCGCCGCCTCCAGGGCCTCCAGGCTGCTCGCCTGGGCGATGCGCTCGCGGATGGCTCCGGCGTCAGGGGCCGGGAGGGCCTTCGGGGCCTCGACGGTGGGCGCGGGTCTTCTCTCAGGGGCCGACGCCACCACCTCCACCTTCGGGGCGGCGATCTCGGCTGCCTCGCCCTCCTCGTAGAGCCCGAGGACGAGGTCCGGGTAGACGTCGCGGGCGAGGTCGGCGGCGCAGCGGTGGCGGAGCATCTGGGCCGGGTAACTGCTCCAGGTCGAGCCGCCGAGGTTGGCCCGCTTGGCGTCCTGCATCGTCCAGGTCCGGCGCACGGGAGGCGAGCCCTTGCGCTGCGTCTCGTAGATGGCCCGCTCGGGCGTGCTCTCGATGCAGACGAACCGCTCGCAGACGGGGCTGCGGACGCAGAGGGCGACGAGGGTGTCAGCGGCGAGGATGGGTCGCCCCTTCACCACGTAGATGCCCCTGAGGCTCTGCATGGCCGAGAGGCCCAGCTCGAGGCCGGTGAGGAGGACGACCAAGACGTCTCCCGGCTTGCCCCGGAGGGTGTCGGGCAGGAGGGCGCTCTGGGCAATCTGTTTGGCGAAGTGCTCAGCTTCGGCGAGGGACTGCGGTGCAAGGGCGGTGGTCATCGCAGTCCCTCCGTCACCCTGAAGAGACGATCGGCGCAGCGGGCGAGGTCGTTCGGACTGGCAACCTCGGCCCACGGCGCTTCTGCGTCTTTGTGGATGAGGTAGAAAAACCTGATACACAGCCCGTCGAGCCTCGCCTCGGCGTGGGCGTTGCTCCAGACGTTCGGCATGGTCGCCAAGAGAGGAAGCTCGTGGCGTGGGCGCGTCGGCAGCGGCTGCTGTTTTTTGGTGGTCATCGGCGGTTGCTCCTGTTGAGGTTGAGAGATGCGTGCTGCGTGACGTCGGGCGGGCTGCTGCGTCTGCGGTGGGCGTCCCAGCCCAGCCACCACATGCCGAGGTGGCTGAGCAGGTAGGCGAAGAGGGCGCAGGTCATCCGGCCTCCGCGTACTGGGACAACAGCGGGTCTGCCACCCACTCCCAGATCAGGATGTGCTCTGGGGTGCCCTGATCCCGGGCGGCGAACCACCGGGGCCAGTGGGGCGGGAGGCCAGCATGGTCTTCGGCGCTTGAGCCACTCCCGTACCCGTCCCCGGACCCGTACCCGTACCCGGACCCGTACCCGTACCCGGACCCGTCCCCGTCCCCGTACCCGGACCCGTACCCGGACCCGTACCCGGACCCGGACCCGTACCCGGACCCGGACCCGGACCCGTCCCCGGCCCCGTCCCCGTCCCCGTACCCGTCCCCCTCCCCGCAC